TGTTGGTGGCCAGTGAGTTACATGGCATTGCAACAGTACTAGACCCAGTCTCTTACCAGCCAGGCTGTGTTATTGGCAAAGCACTGGAAGAATACAACAGTGAAGTTCCAGGGATAATAGAAATAGTAGTGGGGAAAATATAATGCAAAAACAATACCGTAAAGACTATGATGGTGAACATGTACTAGTACGAACCACAGTTCGTGACGGCGAAAAAATTCATGAACGTGAATGGATTGGCAATCCCATTAGTAATCAACACATTTCAGGTCGCGCCGCTGTGATTGGCAGCGATTCAGACCTGTGGAGATTTGATTTTAAAATGTTAAAAAATCATCGAGGAGGATTGTTGGGCAGCCAACGACTTCAACTATATGGTGCTAACTATATGTGGCGTCACATGGCGTTTGATTTTGTTGTAGCAGGAATTGACACAGAAATTGAAGAAATTAAAAACACTGGCTACAACAACGAAAATATTGTGTACACCAATAATAGAAATTGTATGCAAAATCCAGGACAATTTTACAACATTCCTTTTAGTAAAAAATTAAATGAATTAGCCGGTGCAATTTACATGGCAGCGTTTGATGGCCACAATGAAGTTTTTCTGATTGGGTACAACAAAGATCTTGAAGAAACAATGGGAACCAATTGGGTCCATGATGTTAATACTGTGTTTAAAGCCTACAATGATACAAAGTTTTATTTGGTTGGTACAGAGTCAAACATGTACGATACCTGGAGAAACAATCGCAATGTCAGTTGCTTGACCTACCGTGATTTCATCACCTATTGTGATGTATGAACTGTGGATAGAATTACATTAATTTTTTCCTGTACAACATCAAAATTAACAGTATTCCATAATCCAGGGTGCATGGGCTTGGGCCATGCACCACCTTCAATCCATGCATAGCCAATGTGCTCGTAATTCAAGTTTGGTTGAAATTCTTGTTTTACGCAACAGAAAAATGTATGATAAGAAAATGCCAGGTCCACACTGGTGAATTTCTCCAAGGGAATCAAGCTTAGATAGCTGGGCATAAACCCCAACTCTTCGGTGCATTCTCGCTCCATTGAGTCAAGCAACGTTTCTCCAGGATCTTGTTTACCACCTGGCAATCCCCAAGTCATTGGATGTCTGGGATCTTGACGCATGAGATAAAGATAGCGACGAGTTTCTACACTGTAGAACCACACTCCCACTGCGTTCACAATACTAGGCTCCAATCACCGCCTGAGTACAATCCTTCGTAACTCTTGACCCATTGATGTTTGTCCCAGCGGTATTGCAAGCCTGTGGTAAGATTGGTTACAAATTGCACGTTGTCAAAATGTTCTCCGGCTTGAAAAGCAACAAACCATCCAGAACTGGCATCGTATTCAATTATGTCATTGGCCCGGGCCACTACTTGCCCCCAAGCAGCCGGGGGGTATGGATTCGTCAAGGATCCAACATCATTTAAAACTAGATAACGTTGGCCGCCGTCTGCCGCTGGTAACCCGGCACCAGGACCGCTCAACAACGGATCAATCACTGCGTTGATTGGTTCTAGTGTGTTTTGTGGAATTGTGTCAGTGTCAATGTCGTACAGCAAAAATCTATCATCAGATGGATCATAAGTGATGGTACCAACTATTTCAGTGTCATCTCCCCAGAAGCCGGCCAATCGAATTTGACTTATTCCTTCACGAATAGTACCATACATACCAAGCACAGCTTGCCAATGTTCGTTGCTGGCGGGACTTACAGGAGCATCAACGCTGCCATTGGGTGGATTAACCACCACAGATTGTTTGAGAATCTGTAATTTATTACCAACCAGTAACACTTGGTATCCGTAGGGAGTAAAAAACTGTCGAGTGCCTAGTAATAAATCATCATTAGTTATGGCGTTGTATATATCTCCCCTGGCATCAAATGTAGAGAGAATAATTTTTTCTACAACACCAAGCTTCTTGACCTTGGCTGGACTTGAAATCCAAATTGGTAGAGTAAACCTCATGGTCATTATGTCAATGGGATTTTCAGTGCCTTGTGGAATAGTCCGACTGCTCCAAGTAGTAGATTCAAGTTCAACAACACTTAGGCTGGTCCAATCAATGTAGTTTTCAGTGCTTTGTACTTCCAAGGCTGGATTAAACAATGTGGCCACTTGCTCAAAAATTTGAAACTTTTGATTGGTGTTTGATGTCCAAATGTCACAGGTTATGGTCATCTTATACGGAACAGGCATTAGTCTCTCAATGGTAAAAGCATTGCCTTGCGTGGTTTCGTAAGTCTGTGTTTCGCTGTCATAGGTGCGCTGGCGAACCTGTGTGTTGCTGACAAAGTAAGGTTCCTGCATTCTTGGACGATCGTAGTCCATGCCCGTGATGTAAAATGTAATCAACGGAGTTGATGGCAATGCACTGGCTGAGTTTTGCTGTAACACTGTGGAGACTTGCCTAGTAGCATCACCGTATTTTACCGGGACTCGCAACAGGGTTGGCGCACCATTGGCATCACGACCGTATTCAACTTGAAAGTTGGAAAATATGCGTGTGAATTGCAGTAAAAATCTGCGTACCTGCTCGTCGTAGAAGAATTGTTGCATTGATTAACGTCCCGGGGGTCTAGGGTTTGGCGGCAAATTACCATTGTCATCACCATTGTCAGCTCTGGGCTTTAGTATCTCACTGAGGCTCTGACGACTTGGAATGTTGCCCAAGTCTGTGGTGGGCACAGTGTATGTATTGTTGACAAAGCTGGACCGTAAAGTTTTATTAGACGGTCCGTTGTTGAGATTGGTTCTTACATTGTCTTCAATTTTGACCCAGGCACGGCCATCATATCTAAACAAACGATTAGGGAAATAATCTAAACGCAGACAGTACTGACCTTGCTCGGCATAGTTTGGGAACGCTACACCGGGTGTAACTGGCAACCCGTTTGGCGCAATTCCGTCGCCAGTTAAGTAGCCCATGGTCCATCCATCAGCTGTTGGAGTTTGATTTTGGTTAGAGGACAATGGGTTGGTTGCACTGGCATTTATATCAGTGCTGTCAATGGTAACACCATTGGGGTCGGCTGGGGTTCCGTCAGGGTTGGTGGGATAGATGTAAAATTTCACAGTGTCATATCCACTGAGTGGAACTTCAATATCAGCTTCCAGTAAAATAGCATCGTTTATTTCGTAGTCTCTTGGTCTGGTACTGGCTCGATCAGCAGTGGTGGGAGGATCAATCTGTTGCCAATAAGTGGTATTAGTTATTTCTGTGCCTACTGGCACATCTATCTTAGCTTGATAATAAGTATCTCCAGAATTCACAATATTTCCTTGCGGATAAAAATTACCATTGTCCCAAATTTGTTCACTGACAAATGGTTTGTTGACAATTTCCTGATACTCTTGGGCATTGACCATGGGAGTACATTTTACTCGCCACAAGTGCGGCATCCAAGTTTGACTAAAACCCTCGCTGGCAAATGCGGAATCTTGAATTACATAATATCTTGGCAATGCTCTAGGTATAGATTCGTTGAGAGGGTTCATGTCTCTAAGATTTGGTATTTCAAGAACATCACCACTCATGAGTTTACGTCCCATGGTGTCAATCATGTTGTTGTAATGAAATGTAATAAAAACTGTGTCATTGTTTAAAAACAAACCAAACTGGCTGAGATCAAAGTCAATGTCTTGAGTCCGGTACACTCCACGCATTATGTAGACATCGGGATCATAGGCACGATCTCTATTTTCCAACAACAATAAATCTTGTATAAACAAGGGATTTTCTTGACTGTAAACCGGTTGAGTGGCATCATAATTGCCACTTTCTACCGAATCCTCGTCACTAGTTTTTGGACCAAGATATTTGTGAAGATAGATATCAAGGCCACCAACAGTGTACATTTCGGCAATGGTTCGATCAAAAAATTGATAATCGTTGGTGCGATTTGGGCGGTAAAGTGACAGTCTTGGCATAGTGTACTATTTATGGGCAGGTTGACCAATAATTCCAGAAGTGCTATAATTTGGGTATGTTAGAATATTTCGAGCGTATTGATGAACTTGCGGCAAAAAGCCGCAAATTGCCCATGGATGCCTGTGCAGACATGTTGACAATGTGCGAAGCGGCTCGAGATATTGCTGTGGAATTGAGCAAAGAGTTGGTTGACTGCCGAAGACGTGGGCGGCTTAGCGCCAGAAGTGAAACTCTAATAACCCGTCTAGATGATTCCATAGCCAATGTAGAACGAATGTTGACCTATGCAATTTTATTGTACCCAACAAAATAACCAATATAACTTTAGTGCTACTTTTTAAGTACTTGACCGATTAATCTGGATATGCTATAATTACACAACACACAAACAGGAGTCCGCATGAAAGTTGCAACAAAACCCCTTAAACCAATGAATCCGCGTAGTCCCGACACAAACCACATGGGACTGGAACCCACCTGGCAGGTTCAGCCTATTGAACACCGAGTCAGCGCATTGGGCCGAGCACTTTCATGGTACAATTACTTTTACGGCAAGAAAGATGCTCGTGAGATGATTGTAAATTACTTGGAAGCACATGACCGCAAAGCAGATGTTCGTACACTTAAACGCATCCCGGACAGCTCAATACGTTTGACCACAGGCTGGCTGTGTCGTATGAACATGATGGGCCTAGAACTAACTGATCACGAGCAGATTAAGTTGGATACCCTTCTCAAAGAGATCTTGGAATCCAAACAAGATGATGTAGCAGAAGAAACACCAGTGGATGATGTAGTGCCTAAGATCACCATTCAAGATCGTCTGCGTGAAAAAGTAGCAGATTGTGCTGGTGAACTTGAAGGACTGTTTG